GTGCTCTGTCCAGAAGAAATAGTAGGATAAACAGAGGCAAAGAAGTCATCAGCAATGTGATTCGGGATGAAAGCGAACTCGTCAAGAAAGATGACATTATAGGATCCGCCTCGGACAGCAGATGAAGAAGTAGAGTTAGACGAAATTTTGGACCCATTTTCTAATTCCAAACTACCTTTGTTCCATGATATAATACCTTGTTGCATCCACTTCGGCAAGTTTTCATATGCAGTTTGCAATCTTCCAAGAAGGTCTCTCGCAGTTGATGCCTTGTTTGCTAGGATGGCGATGTTAACATTATCGTTAAAAACAGCATAGTGTAAAAGATATGATACACAAGTAGTAGACTTACCAGTCTGACGTGGCATCTTACAGATATTAAACCTATTATCATGGAAATTTTGAATTAGTTTTTCCTGAAATGGGTACATATCAAAAGGAACAAGTCCTTCATCAAGAGAAACAATTTTTATATATTTCCTTGCAAAATATACAGGGTCTTGTTTACATTTGAGGAACTCAATAATTTGTTCTTCTGTAAACTCAATCTGTGTATTTGCTTTCTTAAGGTTTGGGTTACCTAAATAAACTTCACTCATAACGAAACTCCTTTTTTAGTCTTCTACATAAATGAACGACACACTGGCATTGGTGATATTACTTGAAGATGCAATAACTGCTGATATACAGTCTCCTGGTGGAACATCAATACCAATAGCAGTTAAATCAACATTAATAGTGTCACCATTAGAAACATGAAATGCTGCAATTGCTGGTGTTGATTGTGGTGCTAATGAAAACTGCCCAGCACTATCTTGAGTAGCATACAAAGATGCATTGAAGTCTGTTTGTGTTGTAAGTCTCAAATAATTTGTAAATGTTGCATTAAAATACAAGTAAATGATTGCTGGATCCTGAGTTGTATTCACAGAAGCAGTCAATCTTTGTGGAATCAAATCTCTGGTATTAATTTTTCCTTGATAGATAATTTTATTTTTGAGAGTAAGTAAATGATATAAAGTTCCAGGTGTGTTCATACCACTGTTTCTGGTTGCAGTCACAGAATAAGGAAGTCTGGTATTTGTTACCAAACCTTCAATAGCACCAAGGAATGAAGATCCAGTGCAAGTTACAACACCACTTGCAGGAGCTCCCAAGTTTGCTGCAACATATCCAATCTTCATAGATGGATTATCTAAATGAGGAGATTCATTTCTATTTGTGTAATGTTCATGGTGGAAGAACATCATATCCCCATTAGTGGGGTTCTCAATAGCATAACGGATCTCACCAGCACCCAACCAACGGAAGTTGATTTGATACACATTTAGTTTTGATGGATCAATAGTAACACCAGAGTATCCAGTTCCATCCAGTTTGTCTAAGTTAAAATCATCTTGGAATGTCCAGTTTTCTGTCTGTGTTACTCCAGTTTGTTTTTTTGTATTGGTAAATGTTATACCTGCAGTACTGGTTGCATTAAATGTACCAGATTGAGCACCAAGAGATGTTGCTAAGAATGAAATCTTTGCCTGATCATATTCTAGGAGATATAAAGCATTAAAAAGTGCCTGATCTTGCAATCCTTCTGCAAGTAATGCAATGTTTGCGGCAATACTTCCACCACCTAAAGTTACCGCAGTAAAACTAGTGCCGTTGAGAGTAACTGTTACATCCCCATCTGCCAGTGTAGTGAAGGCAAACTCTTGTATATTTGCTTTACCTCCACTGGCACGAAGGACGCCAAACTGTCCATTGGTATGTGCATAACCGATTTGAAGGGCATTTTCTTGATTGAATAAACCTACTCTTTGAGTAAATCCTACTGGGTTAGAAGAAAATGCGGCAGTAAATCTTGCAACTGCACCCTGCCCAGGACGATATCTCAAAAAGTTTGCGGTTCTAACAACACCATAAGAATTAGCATCTGTTCCTGCACTAACTTTAAATTTAAAATCTCCATTTGTTGCAATACCACTATTGCTAAATGTAAATGTCTCAAACTCTCTTGGATCTAATCCATAGACAGCATCAGCCTGAATCTTTGGTGTGATGGGAACTGCAATATTCTCACCAAATGCAGATTCGCCACAAGCACTTGGAGTAATGATTTGACCATATTCGTCACACCGCATGTAAACTTCATGCAGTGTTCTTTCTTGGTTTAGAAAGTCCTGTGTGTTCTTATTCCACTGAGCCATTAGTCACTCCAAGTTAATCTTTCTGGTTGATATCTTTGTGCGTTTTTAATTTTTGAAGGAGAATTTCCTGGATAAATTTGATGAACCATTGCTCCAGGATATTCTCCTTGAATCTGCTCTGCCAATTCATTCTTGGAAAGCATTTTACCTTCTACTTCAAGACGATATAACTTACCTTCCCAGACAACATCGGCAAAGAATGACTCTTGTGCCTGTTCTGGTTGATAACCTCCCACATTGAGAGTTCCATTGAAATCACCATTAATGGTGATGCTTTCTGAGAGAAATTGTTGAAAACTTTTCATTGATCAGCACTTCCAGCGACGACGGGCTTTACAAACAGGTTTATCGGGGGTTTTAGAGCAATCAATGTTATGCATGTCTTGCTGACCCTTAGAGCGAGCACAGAAAGACTTTCTACGCTTGGCATCCTTACTACCTGGTTCTGGATCACCAGTTACGGCAGTCTTGAGTTTAGAACCTGGATTCTCTCGACGATATGCTTTGACCGCAGCAGGGCTCATACCATCAGTTTTATCAGACTTATTTACTTTCTGCCAATCTTCTCTCATAGCAGAAAGTTTTGCTGCTACTGCCATCTCACGACGCTTTTCTTTTGATTTTCCTTCAAACTGTGGGGCATCGGATTTATAAAAATCTTTTACCACTTTCCCCATTTCTGCCTTTTGGAGATTTAATTTCTCATCGAGTTCTAATCTCCAATCAGAAAAAGATTCATTTTTAACTTTGGTTCTAAATTTTCCAAATGGAGTAGGAAGTTGTTCTCCATATTCTCCTGTTTTTTTCTCAACTTTGTCCTTAGGATCTACATCACCATCAACATCATAATCAATTCTTTTAACTGCTTTTTTGACAAGTTTTTTGAGATCTTTTGATGGCACTTCTTTTTCAAAATCCTCATAAACTTTTTTACCATCAACAATACGACCTTTTCCGTGCTTATCGTAAAACTTTACATATCCTCTAGGAAGTTTTTTCTTTTCTGGGTCATCTTTTCTTTTTTTATAAGTGTCTGGAGCATCTGGATCTGGTATTCTAATACCAGTAGTTCCAATCATTTCATCAATCTTCTCACCATTTAATGGTTCAGGTTTGATAATATCAATGAACTCATATTCAGTTGCCTTAAAATCATCTCTCCAATTAGAAAATTCCACTGATTCTGTCTTATTTCCCCAGTTAGCAGCACCAACTTTACGGCACTTAACCAGAGCACCTGAGGCATACGCACTTGGCCAGACAGAATAACGAGACTTGACCTTGTTATAGCAGGCATCTTTCTTGCCGCTACCTTTACCTGGTTTATCTTTTACTTCTTGGATGTTCATTTCTTCAGTTTTTACGTTAGTTGGTTTGGCAGCACCAGATTTTTCTGGTTGATTTGGATCTTGACGATTTTTTCTTCTTCTTGCAGATTCCTCTTCTTCGGCACTCAAATTTGCTGCCATTTTAGAACTTCCGCACTTTGGCGTTGAAGTTTGACCTGGTTGACGAGCACAAGGTTTACCTGCCCATTTGCCACCAAGTTGAACCCATCCCTTTTTACCATCTGAAGACTTGGATTTACCAAACCAATCGCGAAGACCTTGATCCCCAGATTTTGTTTCTTCATTAGTCACATAATCTGCTGCAGTATCAATATAATCTGCTGCTTTGGTAATTTTAGATTGAACCCATGCTTGCAAATTCCCCTCACCTTTCTTTCCCATCTTCTTTTGAAGACGCTTTACGGCATTGGTTACGGTCTTTAATTCTGACCGTGCCATGGAGTATTCGTGATCTTTCTTTTCTTCACTCATTTTCTTTTTGCGACCCTGGCAGTGAGCACGTTGACTGAAACCTTTTGGGTTGTTGCAATCAATTGATTTTTTATATTTTTCTGACCAACCCATTAGAAAAATTACTCTTTATTATTTAGGAATCCCTGCTTAAGCATTTTTTGAAGTTCAGAAGTTGATCCAACAAA